TCACTGGCGACCAGTGTTCCATTCACCCATGCCCCGGTCATGCCGGGAATGAGTGAGGCTTCAAAATCTCGCTGCGCTGCCTGACGGCGTAAGCGTATAATTTCCTCGTAATTCATCATGGATCAACCACACCTATATCGCCCTCGGCATACGCAACTGAGGGATTGCTGCCAAACTGCGGAGGAGTTATGTCGCTCCACGAAATGCCGCCGTCACGACTCATATGCAGTGCGCCATTGACGCCGAATGTGCCGCTGACATCACGGCAAAAATGTAATAGCAATAGTGGATCGTACGGCCAGCCCTGTACGCTTGAGTCCAGATTAGAGCGGTTGACCAGCGTCGTTCCAGAAACCATCGTCCATGCCTGGGTGACGCGATCCAGTCGCCACCAGTCGATGTTGTTCCCCTTCTGGCGGGGTGCAAATACATAACGATCATTGGCGTTGATAGGCGCGCCGCCCACAGATGGATCAAAGCCCACAATAGCGGCGAGACTGGTGGGTACTGTTGCAGCCCGGTCAGCACTGCGCATGACCCCGAAATCTGAGCTTCCAGAGCCAACCGATCCGGAAGCGTACAATTGCATCGCCGCGTCCGGCCAATTGGGACTGCCGTCATCACGATTGAGCGGAATTTCTATGCCGCCGTTGCGCGGAAACGGATCGCCCTTTTGCCCCGCAAGAGTCCATGCTGAGCCTGGCAGTCCCTTTCCTGTATTCACGTAGAAATTCAGGTTGGACCCAACCCGAACCTGCGAGACGAGTACGCCGCCAAATGCCCCGCCAGAACGGGGAGAAATGGCCGCGATTCCGCGATTGAATCCCCAAGGTGCGGTCACTGAAGTCGCAAAGCTGCCGGCAGTGCCATCCAGTCCGTTTTGATAGAACGACAAACCATAATTGGCAGTGACGCTGTAGCCACTGGGACCGGATAGTGCAAAGAGAAGCCCCGCGAAATTCGGGGACATAAAAATCTTGTGCGCTACATAGGAGGCATTGCCTAGCAGTTGGAGGGGGGTAGCAACCTGTGTAAACACCCCTGCGGGATTACGGATATCTTCAGTCTTAAACAATCCGTCCGTGGTGACGATAAACTTCCGTTTTTTCTTCCACGGGTCGGAACAGCCCCATATTCCATTACCAGTCAGTCCGCTGTACGAATTCTGCGTCCACGTCGTCCCCGCGTCATCTGAATAGACGATGACGGGTGGATCGTCGCTGTTCATTGCCCATAGTGAACCAGCCCCCAAAATGGTGTCGTTGGGCGGTAACGGTGATACAGGCGGCGTGATGTACGGAATTTCATAGGGCGGCAGGCCGTTTAACGCTTCATTATCGGGATAGACGGTGATCCCCGCCGCGCCGTCGGTTTCATGCTGCCAGCTTGCGTTTATTGCTTTTGCCCCGCGCGCGGGATCATGCTGGATACTGATACGCTCCAGTACCCCCCGCGCCGCGTTCAAGGCAATGCCGCGCTTGTTTGCGCTGCCACTTTGCGTAAGCGCTAGCCATTCGGGATAAAAGTCGAGGCCGTCGTACCCCCCCGGCAACTCCATATCAATCGTTGGCGCGGGTAAACCGTTGTAGCGTTTGGTCTGTTCCGCATAGGCCCACCCTGAAAGCGCGTTTAGACTGTCCTGACTGGCCTCAATCAGGCGTTCTACGATGGTTTCGCCCGCGCCCTCATCAGGCGCAGCCCCCGGCGCTTTGCTCATCAACGGCGCTGGATTACTACCCGCTGAAAAACCGCGCGCGATCAGCGTGTTCAACGACGAACGATGCTCCCTCCGCGCGGTCATGCGAATACGATCGTCTGCTGTCAAGGTGGCGGTGGTGGCAGCGGCATTGCGATCCGTGCTGTCCATGCGCGTGAGTTTGCGACTGAACATCAAACGCCCGGTGCGGTCGCATAGAAGTTCCCAACTCATCCCATCTGCAAGTTCTTTCACCTGCTGCAGCGGTACGGCTTTCTGAATATAGAGCGCGGGATAAATGGCATCATTCCCGTATAACAGCACGTCGCACACGTTGAGAAGGGTTGTCCCTGTTCTCAAGATATAGACAATGGCCTGAAATACGGTTAAGCCCTGATACTGCTGCCAGTTGGCGGGGCTGGTCGCCTCTTCCAATATCTGACTGAAGCCGGGTAAGTTTTCGAGAATGCCCAATGCTCCTACCGCTTCAAACGACACTTCGTTGGTGAACGCATCAACCGTGATGCTGTCGGCAGTGACATAGCCGGTAAACTTGACGCGGCTGCGATTGCTTACAGGATGCCCGTAGCTGCCCTGCACCCCGCCGTAATATTCATCCTCGTGATAAATCACCAACGCGCCATCAGGCAAGTCTTCAATATCCGCGCCCGCTGGCAGTTGAAAAGTCATGCGCCACCCGGCGGCGCGTTCCCCCTCCTGCGAATTGACAATCACCTCATGAGGGCGGGCACTGGTGGTGTTGTGAACCACTACCGGAAAATAGTAATCAGACGTAGCGCCGTTATCATCATCTTCTACTTGCAGATGTACCCACCTGCTGCCCGTCGGGAATGTCGCGGTGATGCTTTCGTCGGTATCTGTGCCAACGGTGATTGTGCCGTCACCTACATCCCATAAGAAGTTGAGGTCGCCGCCGCTGTCGCTATCGAGCGCATAGCTTTCAGCGGCGCTTAATGACAGCGTGGCATAGCTTTGCCCGGCATCGACAAAACCAGCCCACGCGCCTCCCGCGCAAGCAATAGGCGCAATATCCTCGTTTTGCGTACTGTAGGCAATACGACTGTCTTTATCGAAGGTGGCATTGGCTGCGACCAGTCGGTCACGAATACGCCACGAACGCAGCACCTTGAACTTATCCCCACTCACGAGATTCAAGCGGCCTTTGCTGAATTCGTTGACGGGCAAACTGGTACTGGTAATCGTGCCGCCCTGTGCGACGCGCAAACGGCCTTTGAACACATTCGCGCTGGTGTACAGTTCCACTTCCATATCTGCCAGCACGTTCGCTTCACTGCCTGATGTGAGCGTGTAGGCAAGTGTGAGCGCGGGATAGGAGGGCGTCGCAGATAACGTGCCTTCAAGTACAACGGCTTCAGGCACTACCGTCAGATAGCCCCGATAACGGTAGGGCTTGCGAATGGTTGCGAGGGTGAGCGCGGGCATTTACAACACTTCCAGATCGTAAAACCACAGCGTTACGTCCACTACCCAATCCTTGAGCGTGTTATCGGCGCGATAGTCCCTATCTGGCTGCGGGTAGCTGAGATAACAGTTAAAGCGTTTCCAGTCCCCACGATCATGGCGGCGGGTCTGAATCGTGACGGCGGGTGAAAAGCCGTCAACGCTGGAAAAGAACGTATCAATGACGTAATCCAGCGCGGTATAGGGTAAGCCGGTAAAGCGCCACGGATGATCGCCCCCGCCCTCGTCCATCCGCTCACGTCCACTTTCAACGCGGGTGCGAACGGGATAGAGGTTCACGGGCTGCGTATTCGGCAGCAATATGACGCCCTGCGATTTGAAATAGCTGATGCTGGCAATTTCAGTGAGGGTCGCAAGGGCGATACTGTGACCGGGATAGAATGCGTAGGTATTTGCGCTTGCCATGTTTTACCTTGCGAACACCTGTCTAAAGGCGTTCTCAATCTGCCGATCCACCTGCGTAGGCGTCATCCCCTGATTACTCCCCATGCCAAAACGCATGTCGTTACCCACAACTGTAAAATTCCCCGCGTTAATGGCACTCTGTACCGCGTTGATCAGCGTCTTACCAATCTGGTATCCTGCGATAGCCGCGTCATTGATATTTTGCATATAGCCCTGTGCGCGGATTGCCCGCTCCGCAAATTGCGCGTTTTGCAGGTCGGCACGTGCGGCGGCGGCGGCGGCGCGTTTGAGCGTTAGCTCTTCATTCTGGCGACTGTATTCGTTGTCCAGTAAACGACGGTTGGCACGTTCGGACTGTTGAACCTGTCGTTGATAATTGCGCTCATCACGCGCAGCGTCTTTATCCGCCTGCTTCTGCTCCCGTTCGCTTTCCTCTTGCGCGGCGTCCTGTGCCATGTCAAACGCCAGCACATCACGGTCGGCAATGGCATCATGGGTAGACTTCAGGCGGCGTTGTTCAATCTCTTCGAGGCGGTCATTCAAGTCCTCTTCAGAATCAAGGCGGCGTTCTTTGTAGTCAGTGAACAGGTCGTCTTGCTTCTCTTGTCCTTGCGCGATAATGTCGGCTATGCGCGCCGCGCTCTTTTGCTCAGCATTCGCAAGGTCATTCTGTGCTTTGGCGGCATCAGCGCCGGCCTCCGTCACGTTGTTGATAGCGTCTAATAGCTGGTCGTTATAGGCGCTTGCTGCTTCGGACTGGGCGGCCTGTTGTGCTTGCTGGTAGGCGATTAGGCGTTGATTGATTTCTTTTTCCGTTTGCGCGCGTCTTTCAGCAGCAAGGCGTTCAGCTTCGGCAAGCTGAACGGCAGCTTCAGCGGTATCTAACTGTGCCTGTGTTAGTTCCCCGAATATCTCAAGGTATAACTCGTTATTTGCTATTGCGTCATTGTAGGCAAATGCGCCGTTTTCCAGACCTGTTTTGAGCCGCGCGACGGCGTGTTCATTGGTGTTAATCGTTTGCTCAAGCTCATCCAATTGAGCGCGAAATTCATTTAGGGTTGTGGCTGCTGATACGCCTAAGCCTGCTGCCACATTTGCCAACAGTTCACCCGCTGGCGTGATATTCGCTTCGAGTGCCGCGCGCCCCTCCGCAAGTTGCATTTCCAGAACATCGGTATCCCGTTGTAAACTGGGAATAAGTTCATTAAGTACATCATCAGATGAAAGGTTGCGAACAGCGTCATAGTAAATATCGGCTGCTGAGGACGCGGCTTTTAAGTCGTTTTCGGCCTCTTCAGTAGTGCTGTTCAAGACTTGAATGCCAACTGTTAACCCTGCAATGGCGCCAGTTGCCGCAATCACGAACGGGTTCATGGTGGCAAATGCACCCGCCAAATCGCCTACAAGCCCGGCAGAATTTCCTAATTCACCGCCACCTAGTCCCCCCGCGATTTGACTGCCAACGCTCCCGATACGGTCAACAGTGTCAAGGCGACTACGAATACGATCCTCATTTACGTCAATGTCCACGCGCACGCGCTTGCCGTCAATGTCCTCAAGTGCATCCTCAACATCGCGCACGGCGCGTTCTGCGCGATTAGCATCACCCACAATATCAGGCAGCCACGCGCCCTCAGCGGCACGCAATGCGGTATTCACGCGCTCGGCGGCGTCTTCAATATCGTTTGCAGCATCAATCACCCGCCGGGCGCTGCTTTCATCAGCAACAAAGCGTATCTGCTGCTCAATGGGTTGTCCGGCATCAGTCACAAGATTCCCTCAAGGGATTTACGCATACAATGGAATTGGAATTGCATAGGGGGATAACATGCAGCAAACAACACTTGAACAGCGCCGACAATTTCAACAACATGCACTCAACACTGCAGCGCCTGAACGCTTTATTGCCGCTGGCTGGCTGGCAATTTTCTCACAAGCGGTCGCAGTGTTACTCGTGATTGGAAGTATCGCAATTTACTTGAGCGTGCAGCCAATGAATATTATTGTCCCCATTGGAGGGATGATGACGGCCTTAATTCTTGCCTGCCTTGCCAATATTATCCATTTACTACGCGCATCAGAACGCAACCAGCGCATTAGCCACGAATTGCAAATACGCTTGTTAGAACGCGCTGAAAGTTAGTGTCTATCCCAGAAACTCGGTGCATCGGTGGTAGGTAAGCGCTCTTCCTGTGTCCCCGCAATCGGGGGCGCGGCAATTTTCAAGCGTGCAGCCCGCATGTGGTAACTCACCATCACCGTGAGTAAATTCAGATCATCCATCATTTGCACGTCTTGATCTTCTAACGCGCCCGCTTTGGGATAAGCAGTGAAATTGGAATAGTAATAGGGAATGAAGTAGCGCCACACTTTATCAAACGGGTAGTGCAGCCCAAAATCCTCAAGACCGTCCACATTCACCGCATGATCGTCGGCATGTTGATTGGCAGCAAAACGGCGGATTGTGGCTTCAATACTGGTCTGGACGGCTATTCGTTCGTGGCGCTCTTCGTCGGTGAGGTCTTTTTTTTAGCGCCTTCCGGCGTTAAGTGCGTCGGGTTGACCTCGGCATTTACCTCATTCAATGCCGCTACCCACACACGCCAGATACGTTTGTCAAGGTTGTTAAAGGCGGCATAAGCCCGTTTAACTTCCTCTACTGAGAGGGTTTCGGCATTAGCAAGTAAGTCCAGATCGCCCCCGCCCTGTACTTTGCTAGAGGACGCGGCAAAAACAAACGTTCCCCGCGCCATACGTTCAACGAGTTCCAAAGATGCGCCGTAGGCTTCATTCAACCGTACCACCAGCGCATCTTCTACCAGTGAACTTCGCAGCGTGGCGCGAAACACTTCAATCGTCATTTCCCCCACAACAACGGTCTTGCTAGTCATGCTTCCCTCTACACGTGTTCATAGACGATAACGTCACGTTCGGCAGCGCCGGGCGCAGCGCCCCATGTCACGGTTGTGCTGCTGATGGTAATACCGCTGGTTTCTTTCACGCCATCGGCGTACACGATAAAGCGATCATTGAGCGTTGACGAAATCGGCGTGTATTCCAGCACCGCGGTCGTATCGCTGTTGTCCCCTAAGAATGAATGCATCGTCAACTTGCCGCCGGTAAAGAATTCCTCACCGCTGGCTTCCGCCACCGTTTCGCCCCACGGCGTCTTTGTGGTACGGTTGAACGTCACATCGTAATTGTGCGCGGCCTCATTCGTGCCTGTACGCCACTCGCCCGGTCCGTTGTAATTCATGATCACATGATACAAAAGCAAGTGCGCCCACCCTGTTCCGATCTTGCCGGGGTCACGGCTCAACGCCTTACGCGACAGCAGCATACACATATCCTGATAGGTGATGCTTGCCGGGTCGAAAGGCATACGATCCCATTCCTCCAGATCGGCAAGTGTCTGGGTCATTGCCAGTTTTGCAACCGTGATGTTGGCGCGGGCAATTTCGAGCGTGAATGAGCCTTCTTCCACCGTTGGAAACATGATTGTTCCAGCACGCTTATCCCCGGCTTCAATGACCAGCTTGCGCGTTCCCTGTGCGGGAATACTGGCGCTTTTCGGGTCTTCAAGCTGGATCATACCGTCGCCTGTAAGGGTGGTGGTGGTGGTCGTCTTGCCGACAAAATAACCGCTGCTGTCGATAACCCCCAACTGGCAGCGTTCAAAACCACCCGCCAGCCACTGCGTTACATTGATTGCCATGTTTTATCTCCTATATCAAACTGAAGCTGGTGTAGTAGGTCACGACCAGCGAATATTCAAGCGTTGCCAGACCGTCACGATCGCCAATGCCAATATCTTCTGCCAACTGTGCGCTCACGAGATTGTCGAAAAGCTGTGGCTGCGCCGCGGTCACCTGCAATCTATCGCGCGGGTCATAGACCGCCTCAAGCGCGCCAAAGAGCGTTTCTGCAAGTCTCTGGGTGGATTGTGTAGGGATACCGCTTTCCCACTTGCCCACCAGCACCACTAAGCCCCATGTGCGCGTGACTTCTTTCAGGGTTTCGTCAACGCGGCGGCGGGTCGCATTGCGCGGAATCGGCACAATCATCGGCAGTTTCGCGCTGTCCGTATTTTGAGGCCAATAGCGTGAGGCGGTAAGCGTGGTCAAGTTCTGCTGATGCAGCACATGCAGGCGGTCGCCAATAGTCTCAATCGTTGCAGTTGCCATCGATCACCTACACAAACAACAGGTCATGGCGCTTGTGGCGGTCACGGGTCTGATACACACTGCGATCTAAATCTTCAGTCGCAACCGCGTTGTTATCGAAGACCGTCACCCGTCCGCCGACACGGTCTTTCGTCAGATACTTGTAGACCGTCATGTTCACTGCAGCGTCGCGAATATCCGGAAGCTGCACAAACTTTTTCATCGGCGCGGCGGTGGCATGTGCGGCGGCGGTTGTCCCTAGCACGCCCCGTTCTACCGTGATGCGGTCTACTGTCAGTTCTTCGCTCACTTCAACGGATAATGTACGCGCCGTCACCTGCATGATTTCATCATCAATCAACAGGTATTGCCCGATCTCAAACAGCGCCCCGCTGCCTTCAGTGATGTCGAAAGTGGTATCGCTGGCATCGTCAAGATTGCTTGCAGGAAGTGTGGCAATGGTGCGCCAGCAGTTCGGGTAATGAGGCACATAGCCCCACCAGCCTTCAACGCCGATACACTGTTCTTTGACCGTACCGCTTGTCCATGCGTCCTGTGTCAGAATGACGCCATAACGCGGGTATAGGTTGGAGGGCTTCAACAGGACATTCGCGGTATTGATCGCCGCCCCGTTCCCGTTCTCTACAGACTCAACAGCAAGCAAGTCCTCGTCTACAGTGAGAAGGCGACTGCTTTTGATGTACTGCTTACTGTAGTCAAAACGCTGTTCGGCAAAATACACCATCGGCGTGCGCCGTACAGCCGCGCAAAGTTCCGCGCTTGCGTTCTGGATTAAGTCGGTCAACAGCGCATCATCATCAACCTCAGTAGAAGTCATTTTGCGGTGGCGGCGTACTTCATCCAGCGTGCATAACCAGACGTTGAACATGATTAGCCCTGCGCCATAAGAATGTCGATAATGGCAGCCTTGGGCGTGCGCGGCTTGATTTCAATGCCGTGACGGTCTGCAAAGGCCATCAACTGCGATACACTCATCTCACTATTCCAACCGTCCACTTCAGGCGCGTCATCATCATCCACGTTCACAAATTCGGCATAGCCATTGGCGACCAGATACGCAGCAAGACGCGGCGGTAGGGCTTCACCCTCAATCACCGCCCCCTGTTCCAGTCGCAGCGTGGCATTGGTGTAATGCTTTCGCAGCACAATCGCGCTCATCGTTCCACCTGTACCCATACCGTCACTGCAGGCGCTAGGGCGTCAGATTGCGCCACACTCACCCGCACACGTCCATCGATGCAAATAGGCCACACAGTATCGGTAATCGCAGCAAAGGCGGCATCGTCGGCTTCAACGGTGGGATACACAATGTCATCGGTTGCCGTGTCGGTTTTGGTGAGCAGCGTGCGCCCCAACGAGTTCAATTCAGTGACCGTCAGATCGGTCGTGGCGGGTGCACTGGCGTGATAATCCACACGAATGGCGCGTAAAATGCCATTGATCGGGTCGCTGTCGGCGCTGCCTGCGGCACTTCCCGCACTCCCTGTCGTTGTAACCTTGATCGGAAAGGTCTCAATCATGATGACCTCCTAGAGCGATACGCCCTTGACCAGCACCCACAACACTAGCGATACATCGGTAGTAGTCGGCGCAACCGTGCCCGATTTCGTCCACTTCACGCCAAGTCGCTGCCCGGCGGTGAAATTCACAATGTCGCTGTCCACGACGCCTGTATCGCGCTGTACCGTATCGGCTAACACCGCCGCTAGGTCAGTGTTCGCAGTGCCGTTCACCGTCGGATTAAACGTCAACACGCCGCCCGTGTAATCGGCATTGCTAGCGGCGCTCACTCCTACAACGCTCCCATCCCACGGCATGATATATTCGGCAGTATCGGACGGGTAAGCTACGGCAGTGCCGGCAGCATCGCCGATATTGGTCGCGCCGAAATGTAGTGGTACAAGATAATCGGTAATCGCGATCTGCTCTTGCAGTCGATTTCCCATAGTTCATTTCTCCATAAAAAAGGGCGGCTCACAAACCGCCCTTAGGGTGTCGAATGTGCGGAGGGTTAGACCGCGAGGTTAACGAGAATTGCCGCGCAGTCGGCATTCTGACGGGTCAACGCCAGACGCACGGTTGCGGTCAACTGGTAGCTGTCATAGTACGAAATGTACTCGCTCACGACTTTGGCGCGGCGGATATAGCCGAGCTTCCATGCCTCTGGCGCGTAAATGACCAGCGATCCTAACGTATTACCACTGCCAGCAATCAAGCCTGTTGCTGTTGCTAGTCCCATCTCTGCACTGACAATCACTGGCATCCCGTCAACATATCCCACCTGTCCGGTCAGTGCGGTTGCCAGATTGCCGGCCTTGTCCATGGTGATGAACTCGGGCATAGACAGCAGTTTTGCGTAGGTCGAGGCATCACATACGAGACGCAGATCGGCGGGGCGCAGCGCGTAAGCAGCGGCAAGAGTGAAACGGGTACGGCGAATGAGCGAGAGCGTCGGGCTAATGCCGCCACCATCCACCGTATTCGCGGTCGTGGTGATCAATGGCAGTTGACGCAATCCGTTGAAAATCAAGTATTTCGCAGTTGCGCCGGGTGTGCCGTCACTCAGGTTGATATTGGTGCTGGCGGTGGCGTCGGTATCGCCATTCAAAATGACGTTATCGGTGGCATCGGCAATGGTTCGCTGCGCCTGTTTGTTCAACTGTGCGGCAAACGGGATGATTGAATCTTCTTCCAGTTCCGAACTAAACCCAACGCGCAGCGCCAGTTTCTTGGCGGTAAGCGTGGTGTCTGCCGTTCCGAGTTTGCTATCGGGAATGACCGCGCCGCTCCCTGAAATCAACAGTTCTGATTCAGCGGTTGTTTCTGGCACGAGGTAAACCGTCGGGTCGGAACTTTCCACGGGCAGTTTGTACGGATTACTCGGCATTTCGATATTAGGAATACTGGAGGCAATGGCGTTATCTACGCGCACGCGCTCCCAGAGCGAACTATCCCACATGGTTGGCACCCACTCATCCCCATATCCTGCTTGAGTGGAGTGATCAAGTTCATTGGCTTTCAAGGCGCTGCCATCAGCACGCCACGCCTTGATTGCTTCACGCGCATGGTCGGGAATAGCCATCTGTTCGCGCTCCACTTTTTCAGCAAAAGCGCGGCGGAATTCCAGCGACAGATTAACCTTACGTCCCGGCATACTGTTGAGGATTTCAGCGGCATAAGCCATATCAATGGCCTTCAAACTGTCAAACTTACTGGCAACGCGGATATTGCTTGCGCTGCCGCTGTAGCCACCGGTAATGCGCGGCTGGGGCTGACGGGCGGCGGCGGCTAATCCGGCCTGTGCCTTGATACCGCGTGCAATACGCGACAATTCACCAATCGCGCGGGTCGCGGCTTCTGGCACGTCGCCTTCGCCCGTTTCCAGATAGGCGCGAATGGCGGTCACTTCCGGCGCGCTCAGGGTCGCAGAGGCTTCCCCGGCTTGCGCCGCCTGCTGAAACTGCGCGGCAACGGCCTGCTTCTGTTCGTCAGTCAGGGTTACGCCTGCGGCTTCAAGTGCGGACATCAACTGCATCAGCAGTTCTTCGTTCATTTTCAATGCTCCTATTACGTCGCTCTGTCGATTGCTTTCAGAGTTCTCGCTAGCCGCTTCCACCGCCGCGGTCTTCACCGCGCCCGATGCTCCGGTCTCCGTCGTTTCCTCTGCCAATGCCATTTTGATAGACTTCATCGCCTCAGCCACAATGCGCGGCTCGGCGGGAGTAGGCGTCATACTGCCTTCAACAATAGGCCAGCGTTTGATCTGCCCACTGGCGTCCACTTCTACAAGATGCGGCAACGCACCGCTGGATAGACCCAACACGCCGCGCTTGACCAGTTTCATCACCGCGCTCGCATACTTCTTACGCAGGTCGAGCTGCGCTTCCATCCACAAGCCTTCGGCGTCGGCTTTCAGACTGGTGATTGTCCCTACCTTGAGCAGCTTCATGGTTTCGTCTAACCCATGCTGATACAGCAAGGGACGTTCCTCATAGAGATCAAGTGCAAGATCGGTCTGTGGCGTGAAGTATTCGCCGTGCAGGTCGGCTTGCTGCTTGTTTCCCCATAACACCAGATAGCCTGCTACCCGGTCATCCCCGAGGGCTTTGATCGCTCCGCCTATTTGTGTATTCATCGTCTTAATCCTTCGCGAATGTTCTTTTGCATCCGTTCTTCAAATGCCCTGTTGATACGCGGTAATCCAGTACGAATAGAAGATGTGAGCGGCGTCCAATTGCCCCGATGGTAGGCACTCTGAGGGCGCGGGCTATTCCCGATCACGTAAGGCGCTGCGCGGTTGTTCGTGCCTACCCGTGTGATCACCGCATTCCCTGATAAATCAGCGCTGCTAGTAATGCTGCGTCCAAGTTGTCCGGTGCGGCGGTAGGGAATTTTGCCTTTGGCTGCAAGCGCGAATACATACCCTTGCTGGCGTGCGCTTTTGAACTTGCTCATGTAACTCGTGCCGTCTTTGCGAGTACGGCGGTAGTGTTTCACCAGCGGCTTGCCGGTTGCGCGCGGGTATTCCTCGACAATGCCTTCAGCAATGACCCCGGCATACTTACCAGCATCAAGTAATATGGCGCTCAGGTTTTCGCGCCCGAATACCTGCTTGTACTTACGCATTCCCTCGCGAATGGCGTTGTTGGTGCGGATCGTGAACATTAAATATCAGGTACGAGGTAGCAGCGGCAGCCCGGATGTAACGGGACGGTCGGCGCGGCGGCGGTGGTGAATATCTGTTTAGCGGCAGCATCACAGATAGGGCATACGAGGCTATCTTTCACATTGCGCGTTTTCACGCGCTCGACCCCTGCATTACGATAGCGTTCCATGCTGCCCTCTGCATAAGCCCGCGTGCTTTCGGTTTGAGCAATCAGCGCGGCGCGGCTGGCATCGTTGAAGATAGGCTGTAGCAGCGTCTTGAGGTCGCTTACAGACCCCCCACTTTGCATCCATTCTGCAATTGCGTCGTTCACCGCTTGCGCGGTCGTCAGGTTGATATTGCGAATCAGCGTCGGCAAATAACGCTTGACGAATGCCAGCGCTTCTTCACTCAGCATTGACCAGTCAATGTCAATGCTTGCCTTGACCGCTGGCTTTTGCGGGTCGGCATTGCTGCCACTCTGGATAGCCGCTTGTCCCGCTGCCATGCCCGCAAGGGCGAGACGCAGCATTGCGCCCGGTTCTTCAGTCGTCCCGATCCATGCCGTTTCGAGGTCGGGCGCGAATTCTTCTAATGCTTTCAGCACATCGGCTGCATCAAGCCCTTCGTTAATCTTTCCACTCAGGCTATCCCATGCTTGCTGCATGTAATCGTTGAGCCATGATTCACCCAGTTCTGATTGCAGCGCGTCATACTGTTTCCAGAAATCGAGGTATTCGACAGGTACATCCAAAGCTTTGATTGCAGCAAAGCTGGCATTGAAAGCCTCGCGTATATCGTCACGTGCAGCGCTATCAGGTAGTTGGTTGAGGGCGCTGCGTTGTGCGTCTGCAATCTCGCTTGAGAGTGTGTAGGTTGAAAAGTCGAGCGCTCTCTTCACGCCATGTCGCAGCGCGTATTTCTGCCATGTGTTGAGTTCCCGCGTCATATCGTCGGGGGTTGCTGTCGGGTCGGTGGTGGTAATCTCCACCGCCTTTACTTCAACGACTTCCGGCGCTTCTGTAATCTCCGATACTTTCGGCGTGGGTGGCGGTAAGCTGGCATTGAACCCGAATGATGGTGTTGGCGCGGGCGGCTTCAACAACTGCCCTACCGTGTTCAACTGACTTAAAGGAACTGCGATAAAACCGGACGGCAATAGCAAGAAATCTTCAGCTTCAGGGGCGGGCATGTTAATCGCCTGTCGATATTCGTGATAGGTTATGCCGCCGCTCTCAAACTGTGAACGCGCTAACTCCGTTTTTGTCTTCTCATCTTCAAGTCGTGTGCGTAAATCGGTAAGATCAAACTCGAACGTCATATCCGACGGCGCAAGGCGCGGCATAAACTGCGCGTTGAAGGCGCGGCTGATGGTTTCCGCTTCAGGAATGATTTCATTCTCGATGAAGTTGTAATTTTGCTGAGGCGATAGCTGATACTTGGCGTTGTTGTGATCCACCAGCCCGCGCGGCACCCCGATGGCGTTGCAGATTTGATCGCGTACATCGTCGGTCAACACCTGCTGTTCAGTGAGTTTCGGCGCTTCAACCGTTTCAACGTCCATTGGCACGGGCATCACCAGCGGTTCAAACCAGTTGGCGACTCCCTTTGCATCCTCGCTCATGGTATCGCGCAGCATGGCGGCATTTTCTTTCGTCAACGATTCGCTTTTGGGCGTGAACACTAACCCCGGCTGCGCGCCATTACTGAACCATGCCTTGACGTAAGTTTGCACGCGGCGGTTAATGCCGATAGCGTCGAGCGCCATTTGCAAACGTCCAATGCCGCGATTGTCGTTGGCGGGATTGGAGCGCTTTTCGAAGACCAGTTCGCCGGGCATAAATGAAATTGAGCGCTGCCCCGCGTCTATCCTGAATTCTTTGATGCGTCCGGTGATTGGATCATCAACCACTTCCACTGCAAGATTGTTGATCCACTGAACAGCGTGAACAGTGCCTAGAAAATCCTCCACAGGTTCAAGGAATGTTTCGCCATACATGCTGCGAGAGCGTGCCCACAGATAGAAAATATCCTGCTGCTTGGTGGCGTATGCCCATTCGAGCGCATACTTGACCGGGTTCTCTTCGGTCATGATTTGCCCGGCGCTGTTGTACACATGCCAAGGTAATGACGCGATTTTATTGGCGCGCAACTCGATACACTGGAAGGCGTACACGCTGGCGAAATAGGCGACCACAAGCTGCTGAGGCGCGGCGCGCATGTCCGATGGTGAACTTGCCCAAAAGGCTTCTAGCGACGTGTCATAGCCCGCTTTCGTGGCGCGTAGTTCTTTGAATTGCCCGTCGGGTGTACGGATGTAGCCCAAAGAGGTTTGTTTGCGCGATGCTGCACGTGGCGGCGCTTTGACTGAACCGCGTCTTAATTTGTCGAATAGGCTCATTTATCGTCTCAGTCTGAACGCTTCAAGTGGCGCGGCGCGCATTGCATGTACCCCTAGCATGTCGGCAATAACAATGTCATCATGCTCCGACTCCGGCGCGCCATACTGCCAGTGCCCGGATGGGAGTTGCGTCGCTTGAAAAGCTTGAAACTCACGTTTTTGATGCTCATCAGGCAGCAGCTTCAAGCCCTCTTCTGCCAGCGCGATACGCAGTCCGCTAATCGCTTTCGGTTTGGTTTTGTGGTCGGTGGTAAAACTCATCACACTGGTGCGCGGATTGATTTCACTTTGCAGGGCTTCAATGTTGGTTGACCCCATTGAATTCTTTTCCGCGTACAGCGTGGACACATTCCAGTGATCGCACATCTGGCATATTCGCGCCCGCATCTCTGACCACGGCAAGCGATTGATACGCAATATCGCCCGCTGCTCAAATGTGTCCTCATCAAAAATACTGAGAACGGTGTAGTCATTGGTCTGTGCGAAGTCCAACCCCGCCACGTGGCGATGGCCTTCGATTGGAGCTTCGAGGTATGGCGCAGTGAATACGTCTTCGAGTGCGCCAGCGAAGTAGCCCATCCCCGACAGCAAAAAACAGGCGCGCGGGTCTTCGGGATATTCCTGTGCAAATTTAATCCCTAAGTCGCGCTGCTTCTTACGCCGCCATGCAATTTGCTCAACAGTCAGATCGTGCTTCGTAACAAGTTCACGCTCATCATCGGTGAGCGTCGTTGCGATATGTGCAGCTTCTTCAGGGGCGAGTTCAAGGCGGTATTCGGGCTGCCACCACCACGGATAAAAATGCAGCGTCCATGCCGGATCGCCATCGAGCGCCTGCATACACTGGTCGAAGAACCAGCCCTGCGCGCCATTAGGCGTACTCTCCAGCGCGATATAGCCCTGATCAGATACGCCCTGCAAAATGCCCGCCATCGTTTCGCCAACGTCTTTCCAGAAAGCCACCTCGCTCCCATGAAAGTGGGTGTACGTGCCACCGCGTCCTTTGTTAACGCTGCCCGCTGTCGCAATCGTGACTTCGCTGGCAGTCTCTGGATAGGTGGTGGTGGTCTTGTTATCGAGGCCGCGTTTAGGGCGGATATGTTCTGGTAGGTATTTCCAGAAACGATCCGCCATCCGTCGCAGCTTTTGTGTCGTTTCATCGTCATGTGCAAGCGTGGCTTGCAAACTGGATCGCGTGATAGCGGTGCGAAATAAACTTGCCTGTATCTCGGTGCTGATACCGACTTGACGCGGCTTCAGGATTAAATCGCGGCGGGTACGGTTTGCCCTGAAATGCTGCTGGATGGCGTTTGGGTGATACGGTGTCAACTCCCCATCTTTGTTGACGATGCTGAGAATGACGGTATCCAGTGTGTCACTGGACGAAGTCGCTATCAGGCGGCTAGTTACCCGTTTCGCTATTTGCGCCGACAGCAGCAAGTTCTGCGATGATGGCGTTAAAGACTTCACTTGCATCTACACCCGCCGCCTCCGCCGCTTTCACCACTTGATTCACGAGTTCCAGTTGGATGTTGCCTTCTATGAGTAGTTTCTCGGTGTAGCCACGATTGCGAAACTGCGTCTTGAGCAAGAATATGAGTGCGGTGGTATTACCCTCATTAACCGCCTGTTGATAGAGTTTCAACTCGGCAGCATCGCCCATTTCTTCACGTGCGGTATCACGCGCTTTGCGAACGCCGTCATAGCGATTGATGTACGCAATCACAGTGTTATAGTCGCAATTCAACCGCTTCGCAGCAAGCGTAACCATTCCTTTTGTTTCAGTTAGCGCATTCGCAACCTGTCGTGCTGAGAACTTTTCTTTTGCCACTTTTGATAACCTTTGAAAATGCTAACTGGAAAGGATGTTAGCTCTGATGTGCTCTGCAATTGCTTTCATAAATAACGGAGGAACGGAATTACCGATACGATCCTGAGTATTTTGCCTCTTGCCGCTAAATACAAAACCATCTGGAAAAGAAGCTAATCGGCGCAGTTCCGCCCCGGAAACCTTACGTGATTCGAACGGATGAATAAATCCTGTTGCGCCGCCGCCTCTGCTAATAGTTGGTGCTACGCGAAAAGGGTGCAATCTGATTAGTTGAAATCCCCAATTGGGTTTATAGAATTCATCGGCAGATTGACCCTGTATCATGCCTTTACAGCATTTTCCAAGTGCTGTTGAATAATCAGGGAATTCAACTTGCCATTCCGGGCAATTATGGAAAGCTTCATGTACCGTAAACGGCTTCCGCTGCGCTTTCGGATAGCTCGGTTCAATCCCTAAGTCATTCCTTACGCCGATGAATATCATGCGCTCCCGTGACTGCGGCACATTGAAGTACATCGCATTCATCAATCGCGCCGATACCTTATAACCGCTTGCTTTGAGTTCGCGCATAATCTCTGCAAAGATAAGTTTCATCTTGCCTTTGACCATACCGCTAACATTTTCCATCACGAATACTTTAGGCTGTAATCCTCGCAGCAATCGCACGTATTCGCGAAATAGTTGATTTCTGCTGTCCTCAAGTATTCGCTTGCCAGCCGTACTAAATCCCTGACAGGGTGGCGAACCATCGAATACATCCAATTGACCGGGTTCTAATCCTGTCAATTGGAATACCTGTTCAGTCGTCAGTTTCGCTATATCGCCGTGATAGACTGGCACATCTGGAAAGTTGAGCTTGAACGTCTCAACTGCATTGTTATCCCATTCAACCGCTAGTAATTCGCGGTATCCCGCCATGCTATAACCGAGTGATGAGCCGCCACAGCCAGCGAATGTACTGATGACTGTCGGCGCATTCTCAGTGCGCGGTTCAAGGTGTTTAGACCATGCATCCTCTAGGATTGTGAGGTAATTATTTCGGGAACTTGTGACCGCATTCCGGACATGAAATGTATTCGACTTCATCTTCGACTGTTTCATCATATTCTGGGAACTCTATATCCGGCGGCACAATACCCGCAGTTTCACTTAGTTGCGCCAGCATCTCCTGCACCCGCGCATCGTCGCTGTTCACCTGCTGCAGCAGCGCGTCCAATTGTTCCCTGTCGTATACCGCCATCGTGGTGATGTAATCGAATGAGGCGAGTGCCTGTAACTCTTCGTCCTCACTTAGATCGACCTGGATATAGGGAACGTTCTCATTATTCACAAGCGCCTGCATAACGCGCTCGTGGCCGTCGATCAAGTAACCGGTTCTAACGTTCTCCAGAACAACGCCGATCCAGCCAATGGTATCAAGGGATGCTTTTACGCTGTCCTGTTGAAATTGTGGATGGCGGCGCGGATTTAGCGGGTTAGCGGTGAATTGGTCGGCAGGCTTTACACCGTATTCGACAATTCTATTCTTCCACCCAGACATATCCTTTGACGATATTTCGGATGGCTTCCCATGAGACGCCGAATTCTTTTGCGAGTCTTTTGTAGCCATAGGATTGAGGCGTATATTTCGCCCTGATTTCTCCAACCTGCTGCCACGTCAACTTACTACTGGGATTTCGCTCACCGCGAACATCGAAGCTGCCAGTTCGACTTTGACATGAGTGATTTTCTTCATGTGTGGAAAGTGTGCTAGAAAGCGAAACGCCCGCGCAAGGGGGCTGACACGGGCGTTTCAACTCTTTCGATAAATTGTCAGTCTGTATAGCGTCCCGTTTCAAGGGGACGACACGGCGTGCAGCCGACTTTAGCACACTGACGCTACTATTCTATTCCTGAATTTACGCTTGTCAAACCATTAAGGCGAAAATTGGCTCGGACTAATTCACGCAGCGTCTATGCTGCCTTAATGCTTCAACCAGTTACGTACGGTTTTTTCGTCCACGTGCAGTTTATCCGCAATCTGCACGTTACTTTTGCCCTGCCCTGCCAACTGCCGCGCCATGCGCTTGAAGTCCTGATGATAGCCCTTTCTCCCGCGCCGCTGCTGTCCACGCGCTGGCAGGTTGTGGCGCTGGTAGCCCGTGAGGCGTTCCTGAATATCGGGCGCGAAAGGCGGCATGTCGTAATACACGCGCACTTCGCTTTTGGCGCTAACAGCGCGCAAGACATCGGCAACCATGTCGCGGGGGACGTGCGCGTTCATGGCAACGGCGGCAATGCGTTCCGGCGTCAGACGGGCAAAACAGGAACAGTCGCCAGCGTGGTTGCAGTGGTGTCGGGCGTGCTGCAAATAGTCCATGTCGGCCTGTAACACGTCACGTTCCCAATACTCTAAGTCCAGCGTTTTGACGCGCTGCTTCAGGGTGATGATGCGTACCGCTTCAAGTTCTACGGACATAGCGCCTCCGTGTGTTTTTCCGTCTTATTCTTCGCCTACTGCCGTCCCACCCACCCTACCTGAACCCTCCGTCGCCCTGTTCAACATAGACGAAGTCTAAGACGGCAGTGAGCGATAATGCGCTTACTAGGTACTCTGCTTCAGAACTTCCCGTAATTCACGAAGTCTTACGGGATTTGTCCCGTGCCCGATGCCCTCATCTTCAAAGTCAACCGTAATGAATAGGTTTTCGTTGTAGTTTGAAAACCCCTGAACCAGTCTGGAAAGAATCTCGGATAGTTGCTCCTTTAGCTAAACTCTTTCCCAAACGTTCAACGGACGATGCTTTCCTGCCTCGCGGCCAGCGAAGCAAAAGCCCGACATTTCGTAAAACAGGTTTGCGCGCTCGTTATCAACGGTACACTTCAAACGTGTGGGTGTGGGTACTGCCTGAAGCAGGCAACTGCCAACGTAATGCCCGATCCAGTCACGATGTACAGCTATTTCATAGATGACATTGACGCCATCACGCCGCGTTCGTGAATTCACAAAGCCAACCACTCGCGTATCGTGAACCGCAACAAATAGCGTTTTTCTGGTGATGCTTTCGCGCAGAGCCGGACGCATCACGTAGCCAAGCTCACTCCGCCACTGACGACTGATTGCGACGATCTGTTCAATGTCCTCCTCAACGCCGTAGCGCACTGTGCAAACCGCGCCATGACGCCATAGATTTTGGATATTGATGCAGGACAGATTGAACGCGAGGTACGGAATGTCACCCTCCCAACTCCGTGCGCTAATGGCAACTTCCCCTATTTGCGGGAAGTTGCCATTAGCGACAAAATCAGTCAGATAAGCGGAACTTCCATCTGCCCGATTTTTGATCTGGACGGGTGCAAAGAACTGGCAACGCTCATTCGCTTGCTTTTGGCTGTAATTCCCATCTGCTGAAACGACGTTCAGATACTCACGTAGCGCGTATTGGCGTTGTGGGCTACCACCAAGTAAATGCACCGGCCAGTCGCCAAACTCCCAAACGGGAACACTGGTAGCACCGAACTTTGTGGGAACGCTGTAGCCCAAACGAACCTCTTTGCCCCGAATGAAGCGTGGTAGCTTTGCAATGGAGCCAAACGACTTCGGGATGATGATAACCGTCTGGACATATCGCATTGCCTCAACAGCCCATGACAGTATTTCTTCAAGCTGATCATCACGCTCCAAGTCCAGCACGGTTGCCATGCGCGGACGATGTTCCTTGAGTGCGATCATATACTTTGCGCGATCAGGCTTCTTCCAGTCCTGATCCGCAAACTGTACAGGATGGTAAACAGTGGCCGGGAGCTGTGCGCCATAGGTAAAGCCATGCTTCACGGCGATGTCTGCCATTCGTTTATTCCCGCCCGCGCAATAAATGAGTTCGGTCATAGACCTGCCTTTCTGTTTCCTCTGACTAAACAAACAATCCTATGGTGTTGCCGATTCTGACAGCGATCTCGTGGGCGTTCTTTTCGTTCAGAAATTGGTTAGTAGACCACACAACCAACTCGTCGCCGTAATCTGTAAAGAAACTAAATAGTGAGGGCGGCTCTGCGCCATGTCTCCATTCAGTCTGATAAATTTTATAGCGCCCACCTGCCAACGGGACGATCTGGAACACCACGCGCTCGTTGAATGACGGCATATTGTTGGCTTGGTCTAATATGTCCTTTAGCACGTTTTCACTCATGGTTGCCTAGTAGTTCCTTTCCACCAACTCAGACTAAACTTTTTCTTGAACGAACGCGTTTTCCACCACTCCCACCACCAGCAACTTTCGGCAGCGTACTTTTCCTTCCAGTACAGTGACGATGTCTTCTAGCTTGATTTCAACGATGAGTGTTGTGTCAGTGCCTTTTTCTGCTTCCCAATAATCGAGCGTTGAGGCATGCAATCCGCTGCTGCAAGAATGAGCAGGGTTTGAATCAGTCGCCACCGCCTCAGCAACCTCTCCCAGCGTATAGATGAATTCATTGTCATATTTGGAAGCAAAGTGATTGTCGTCAATCCGCCGTACCCGCTTGCAAATGCGGATCGCTTCGTTCAATACAGGCGCGTTCAGCCCGCACCGCAAGGCGGCATGCAAGTCTTCGTGGTAGTTTGTGGTCAGTCGCGAAAACTTCACCCGCGCATTGCCGTACACCTGCGCATCGCCGTACACCCACGCATCGCCGGACACCCGCGCATCGCCGTACACCCGCGCATTGCCGGACACCTGCGCATCGCCGTACACCCAAGATTCATCGGCGTGGCTCAGGTTGGATTCTTTCTCGATCCAGCCTCCGATAGCCCCGTCCGAGACTCGCTTGATCCGGTGTAGGACAATGCCTTCCGGAAGCGTTTTTGTTTCGTCAGTCAGTGTATATTTCGCGGTCATTGGTTCTCCCCTTGCTTCTAAGATTTCTCAAACACTTCACTCGCAATCACTCCGAACAGGCTGCCCACTGCGAAGCCCGCCCATGCGTGGGTATACGGCACGAGGTAGGCGACAATCAGGCTTGCGGCAAGCCACAGCAGCAGCTTGCCACTCCAACGGGCTAACATCGTCATGCAACCTTCTTACGCGGTGGCTGCTGGCGATAGTGCTTATCCAACCGCGCGCGGGCTTCTGCTGCCCACGCTTGCGCCTGCCGGTGCTGCCACGTGGTAGCGTGGGCTTCGTGCGCGGCCTGTACCGCCTGTAAGAATGCGCTCATGCTTTCCTCCATGCTCTCTCGTGTTCCTCGTACCGATAGCCCCACTCGTGCAACACCTTCGTCACCCACTCCATGCCGGCGTGATAGGCCGCATCCTCGACTTGCACCGCCGTCATTCCGTGACGGATGTAGATGGCCTTGAGTGTTTCGATAGCCGCTGCCTTGCGGGCGTGATGTGCCAGCTTGCGGCATTGCGTCGAACAGTAGCGCTGGTTGGACTTGCCGGGCGCAAACAGCCGTGGGCAGTAGGCGCACTGGCGAATCGCCCGTGACGTGTGGCGCTTGCCCTGATGTGTGCCTTCCACCTGCTGACTGTCGCGAGTCATGCGCTTTTCGCCTCCTGATCCACCCACCGCAAGCGGGCGGGATCAATCACCACGTGCTGCATACCCGTTCGCCCGGCGCTGTTTTTCTCAACGGAGATAATGGCGCGGTTGGTAAGCTGTTTGTCCTGCATAATCGGGTTCAATGTCAGCACAAGGTTGAACTTATCCGAGCGCACAAACTGCCCGCTTTCCAGCGTCAACACTGACCCGGCCTCGCGTACTCCCTCAGCCTCATGTTTACGTGCTTGTGAAGCGACCAGCCCCACCAACTGCCGATCCACCACGAAGGCTTTGACCAGTCCCAAGGCCTGTTCAACACGTTCCGTTTCGGTGCGTACATCGCGAAGCTGCGTCAACTGCACATAATCCAGCACAATTGCCCGGAGTGCTTTTCCCTGTGTCTTTACTACTGTCATGTGGCGATCTATCGCTGCCAACAGTTCGTCCAGCGTCATGTCCATATGCTTGACGTAATAGCCTTCGCCCTTATAGCCGCGCCAGACTTGAAGCATCTCCATGGAGGTGCGATACATGGAGTCATTCATTTTTTTTCCGGCGCGTTGCTGAAACGGAACGTGATTGGCTTCTTCCCAGTTCCAGCGCTGGTGCAGCGCTACGTCATCATAGGTGGCGGTTGGTTTTTCCAGTGTGCCGCTGCGCTGAATCGCCCGGCCTAACATCTCCTCTGGCGACCATTCCGGCCCCCAGTACAGTACGTCCGCACCGTTATCTCGCCGCCATGTGTCCATCAGGGTCTCGCAAAATGAAGTTTTCATACCCCCACTCGCACCGACAACCGCGATCATCTTGCCGGGCGCGATCATCTGGCAGAGTCCGCGAAACTTGTGTAATACCTTGAGCGGGAATGGCAGCGGCGCATGTGGCACATCAGACCATGTTTTTTCAAGGTCATCAGCAAGCCTTGATGAACTCACGATCAATTCGCCCGGCGGTAACGACGGCGCTGCCAGCGCAATCCGTTCATCCACTGTCTTTTGCGCGGCGGGTTTCGGCGGTTCTTTTTTCTCAGGCGGCGCGGCAGGTTCTTTGAACCCGGCATCTAGGCCGCTGCGAATAGTGGCGCGGTTTTCGCTTTCGCTAGTGCCCTCCCCACGCGGCGCGGCATTCTCTAACCAGCGTTCGCAATCAGCGCGGGTGATGCCCGCCCAACTGGAGGCCGCCAGTTGCCCCAGTTTGTGCGCCGCCCAATTCAGCACCTTATTGCGTTCACCCTGTTTAGCCGCCGAAACGGTTCCGAGAATGCCCTCCACGCTGCGCTTGACATACGCGCGGTAGTCCTCGCTGGCGCTGGTAATGCCCGGCGCTTCACGCGCTACTTCGATTTCGTCGGGATGCGGAGGCAGGGCTTCAAGCACCGCGATAGGCAGCACCGTTTGCGGGAATGACATGCCCGGCTGCGTGCTGCCGTAGAAAATCCGCACTTCGTCTTTTGTGCCGGTATCCGGCTGGTAATCGCGGTAGTGATGCAACAACCGTTTCAGCAAGCGGATGTAGGTTTTACCATCGGTGATCGGCTGATCCAGTTGAAATAGCAACCGGCAGCGCGGGTTTTCCGGCGTGCTTGACGCGGTGGGATAGCCATAAAAGCAGTATTCCAGCGCGAAAAGTTCGTCGTTCACAATGTCGAGATAATTCACGCCATGATCAAAGTCCACTCCCATAATCTGCGAGGAAACGAACTTTGAACGGTGACGATGCCCGTCTTTCAACCGCGCCACAGAAAATGCTTTCCCGGCGGCAACGTGGGCGATAATTTGCGCGGCGTCCCACTGCACATTGTCAAAGGCCGCGAACGCCCACTGGTTGGACTGTTCGCCCGTCTCTTTGTTGGTGTGCATGGGCGCATTATTCGTTTTTTCCATGAAGTGCTGACTGATGGACAGCGTGAGCTTATTCATCGCGCTTCCAACCTCCCCCATTCCATGCCCGCTCGTCTTCCTCTTTGGTGAGTTCGTACAGCGGTTCAAGGATATTTACGAACGGCTTGGGCAGCGCCGCGCCCGTGTTGGTACTGCGCCATTGCAGCCAATATTCCGAGAACTTCGCCAGATCGCGCGGCACGGATGCGCGCGGCAGCTTGCGCTTATACCACTGCACGAACTGCCGTACCTGTTCCGGATCAGTACAGGGTTCAGGGATAAAGCCGATCTTGCGCGTTCCTACCTTTTCAGACTTACCCGCCAGCCATGCAGCGATAATCCCGACACGACTACCAGCGCCATTGACTTGCCCGGCCTGTATCCCAAATACATGCAATGCCACTGCATCAAACAATGGATTGGCAGCGCGTGGTTTTTGAGGCTTTTCCACCGCCGCGTCGTCAGACGCGAAGATGTTTTTAATATCTGTAGTATTCTCTGTAGTCTCTGTATTACTTGTACCCTGTTCATTTTGAACACTCACCCTGTTCATTTTGGACAGGGTAGGCTGTTCATTTTGAACAGGGTAGCGATTGCCGGGGCGATTAACTTGAACTGTTTTACCGCCCTGTTTTTGCAGTAATTCAAGCTGCCCGTAATTGACAGTTACCCACAGTCCCGACTTGTTATTTTCATGGGGTCTGGTAATGATCAACCCGGTGCTTGCCAGCGTATTGAATACCCGGCGAATGGTTGACACGCTCCAAAATGGGAAGTCGCGTTCATTCCATTCTTTCCACGTGTTGTAACACCACCAGTAGCCGTCCCGATGATGGGTCTTTTTTGCCTGCAACGCATTAGCATCTACCCAGTAGTGGATTTGTTGCAGGGCAATGGCCTCGTTTAGCCCGATAAGCGCGGCTAATTGAGTTTGCACCATGAGCAGTTGCTTACTGTCGATAAGCAGCTTGTGCTTCTTACCCATGCTGCACCTCGCCATTCAGCGCGTGTGCAGGAACGGGTGTTCGATTGTGGAATTCAGAGGGAATAGATAGAATGGATTTAGCCATATCGAAAGCTGTCCTTTCGTTACTGGTTAGCGGCGTCGGTGAAGCTCCAACTTCCCGGCGCTGCGTTTTTATGTGGTGGAAAGATCGTAGCATAATTTTCGTTCCTTAGCAATAACTTCGCTAACTATTCCGTCACCTTCAAGGCTTCTCTCAGCAAGTCAAACAGCGTGTGCGGGTCATTCGTCAACTGTTCAGGCAGCACCGGGAATACCCGCCAGCCCAATGCCGCCGCGGTCTGCAATTTCTCGTAGTCGCCCGCCGTGTTATGCCGCCCGCCGCCCGTCTGCCACTTCCCGCCGTTAATTTCCAGCGCCAGTCGTTCAGATACCCACGCTGCGTCAAAACGCCACTTGCGATCCGGTGTGAACTGGTACTCGTATTCCGGCGCGGGCAAGTCCTCACCCAGTACCAGCATCAGCGTCTTGAAGGCGCGTTCACCAGCGCTAGCCATTGACTTCCACCTGTCGCACTTTGAGGATGGCGGCGATCCACTTGCGGCAAATGAAGATTTGCTCGCCAACGTCCAATGCGCTGCGGAAAGCATCGATAAAGTCGTCCAGTTCGGCCTCCGTCGCATGATCCCGTTTCAGACTGTAAATCACCTGTGCCCGTAAGACGCTGGCGCGTTGTTCGTCAGTCACGATGCTTGCCTCCGTTTCCACTCGCGGTACTGCACTAATGCCCGTTCTAGCGCGGCATAGGCGGCATCCAGTACCGTCATCGGATAGCCCGTATGCGAGTAGCCGGGAACGTCGCAGCGATAGAGCGCATTGCGAAACTTCACCTCATCTTTGTGGGATTCGTAGTAGCGCTTGTTTCTTTCCAATCGTCGCGTCTTTTGTTCATGTGTTTCAGGCGCGCGCTTTTTTCTCGCACGATATTCACGAAGATAATCGCGGTTGTAGTCGCGGCGCATTTGAGCGTCTTTATGGGGCATCTCGTTTCCTCACGTCTCGAAGATGGGCAAGTTGAAAGTTCCCGTTTTCCAGTTCCAGAAGCACGCGCTCGTTGCACAGAAAGCGACGAATACGCGCTTTCGCCATTGTCGGCACATACCATACGCGCTCGTCAAAACTGTAGAACGGGTGTACCGGGTCATTCGGGCGCGGCGTCGCAATCAGCAGCTTCAAGGGCAGGATGACGATGGGCTGTGCGTTCATTCCGCCTCCTCGACATACAGCAGCAAGCGCACGATGCGCCCGTCTGTCAAGCGTTCAAAACGCGCCCAATCGAGATTGTGTACCACGCGCTCAAGGCTGCCGCGTTCGTCAAACAGCTTGGTGCGCGGCTTCTGCTTGTCTGCGATGTAGGCTTGCTGGCGTGCCATACGTTCGGCGGCATCTTCAGTGAGTACCGCTTTGAAGTGATCCGGCGTGGCCTGTTCAATGGGAATATCGATACCGTCGCCACCATCTATGGCGCGGGTGTAGCCCACCTGCGTCAACAGGCTCACGACTGACTTCACATGCGCCGCCGTGACTTTGCCTTCGGGCGCAGTCTCCGTCACCAACTGCCAGATGACGCGCTGGTCATCTGGATCAAGATGCGTGAGAGGGCGGGTCTGGCGTTCGTTCTCAGGAAGTTGTACCAATGGTTCAACTTTTAGGGTGTTGACGACGGTTGCAGCATCCATCAACTGGTATGCCCGGCGCTCGCGCAAGTCCCAACGATGTTGGCAGTAGGCTTCAAAGGTGTCATAGGCTGCGCGGTACAGCTTCTTATCGCGTATGTTCAATAAGGCGTTACCGACTTCAACGAACGTCTTGAGGCCGCGCGCAATCACGGCCTCGCATTCGTCCAATTCTTCCTGTTCAGGCAGTGGTAAGGTGAATTCAATATCTTCAACGGCGATAGGCGTCACCTGTGTAGATGCCCGCCAGCAGATTTCGCCCGTGTCCAGAAACTTCACCTGCACGGCGCTAAAGCTGTTTTCGCCCTGATGGATATTGCGCTTGATAACATGCGCTTGCCGCCCGGATACCGATACCAGTTCAGTTGCCATGATTAAACATCTCCGTCGTGTACGGCAGCGCCAGTCGCTTAGTTGCTATCTCGATATATTCAGAGTTGAGTTCGGAGCCGATGAATTGACGGTTGTATTTACGGGCCACAAGCGCCGTCGTGCCACTGCCCATAAATGGATCCAGCACCACGCCACGCGGCGGGCAACCGGCGAGGATCATGGGTGTAATCAGTGCTTCAGGGAACGTTGCAAAGTGCGGGCCTTTGAACTGCGATGGAATGACTGTCCACACGTCGCGTTTGTTGGCCCATTGATATTCACCGCGTTCTAGCTGCATTGCGCCATGATTAGGCTGAGCTTCGGCGTATTTCTTACTGAAGTTTCCGCCTGTTCGTTTATGTCCAATGCCCGGATACCCCTCACCATTGGCGCGTTTTTTGTGCAGTGTGTGGGTTGTACGTCCCGGAACTTCTAAGTTCTTATGCTGCTCACTTACCGCCCGCCTGCCCCGCGCAATGCTGGAGTCCTTCACTGGCTCACTTACCGCCTCAGCATCGAAGTAATAGCGTCCCGATTTCACCATGAAAAACACAACTTCATAGCTGCGGGTAAACCTGTCCCTTACGCTCTCTGGCATCGGGTTTGGCTTGTGCCAGATGATCTGATTGCGAATGATCCATCCGTCATGCTGAAACGCAATGAGCAGGCGTTCAGGAATGAGCATCAGGGATTTAGCGGCGGGTTCATCAATGCAGGTATGTAAGGATTCAAATCGAGGCTCTCGATTTGAATCCTGTTTTTTACTCACCCCCCCACTGCCTCCTTTTTGTCCTGTTGCATAGCTATCCGACACATTAAAGAACGCGGTACCAGTAGTCTTCAAAACACGCTTTACTTCGCTCATCAATGCCACCATATTGGCGACATACTCAGCGATAGATGGCTCACGTCCGTATTGGCCCTCAACGCCATAATCGCGCAGCCCGTAGTAGGGCGGCGAAGTAATGCAGCAATCCACACTCGCATCAGGCAGCGACTTGATGAAGTCCAGCGCGGCGGCGCATACAATCGTGTTCGGCTCAAACATTGGTGCGCTCCCACTGCGTATAGCAGTAGTCATACAGCCAGCCCGCAAACGCGCGTTCCTCAGCGCACGTCGCGTCAAGGAATACGCCAAACCAGTACATGACGGCCTGTTCTGCCTGTTCGTGAGTCATCAGAACGTCACCGCCTTCTGCTGGTAGAATTCCGCCACCAGCGCGTCGGCGTCGGCGTAGTCGCCTTCAAACAAACTGGCAAGCTGCACGCCCAACGCGGTCATGATTTCGGCATTGCTCAAGCCCTCCGCGTTCCACTTCGTTTGCAGGGTGGCAACATCGGCGCGGGTCAAGCGCTTCAAGGCCGTAATGCTGCCATCCGCATTTTCGACGTAGGGTTCTTCAGGAGTGCCGTTTGCGCTTGCAGAAACGGGCTTAGGCGCGTTTTTGGGCGGCTGCGTGGGTGTTTGGGTATTGCTACCATTCTTTGGCGTTATGGGGCTATTTGCGAGGCTATCGCCCTCATCATCGTCCGTGAACTGAGTGCCGTAGCCAGCATGGGCTAATGCCCGGCCTATGGCGGCGGTCTCGGCCTTTTCAATGGCGCGGCCTGTCCAACTGCCTTTGCCAGCGGCGGGCGCTGTACCATAGCCCGTGCTGAGTATTCCGGCTTCTGTCGAAACGACGGCACGAATGATGATGGTCGTGTCGGCAGCAATCAACTCAGTGGCGATTGAACCTGTCGGATTGGCTTCACGAAACCAGACGATACGCCACGCAACGGGCAGGTAGTCTTTGCCTTGCAGTTGCATCAGGTGTTCTTTAGGGTTGAAGCTGGTTTTGGATGTCATCTTGTTGCACTCCATTGAAATAGGACTTACAATGGCGCTAGCGAACCGTCCAAAGTGTCGCCAGCGCCTGTTGAAAAACGGGCGTTTTTTATTTGCTATCCAGACTTCGCAGTGCTGCGTACAGAATTGCGTGCTGATAGTTCCATGTCTTGTTGCGTAGACACAGATAATTCAGATACCCATCGTGACTGTAATCACTCCAATTTTTCAAGCGTCGCCATAACCGATATGCCTCTTGGTACTGTTGACGTGCATTCATCTCAATTCCCCTCACTCTCTACGGCGACACATTCCTGTGTCTCATCCGCGTCAAAGCCAGCGGGCACGAGTAAGCCGCGATAGGCCGCAATCGACACTTCCCGCACCGCCCCGCTTTCGAGCTTCACAATCATCGTGCGATAGTCGGTACTCAGCAGTTTGGCGGCGCTGCCATCCACCATCAGGATCAGGTCGCCATTACGAAGCGCTGGCATACAATTCCCCCTCTTAAGCAGAACGGTCATCGTCCTGCACGGTTAACGTAGTTTGCGTCTGTGTTTCCTCAACTACCTGTATCAGCAGTTCGAAGACTTGTTGCGCCGTCCGTCCACCGAACAGCGCCGATACGTCCTCAACACTTTCAATCCAGCGAAAGGCGGGGCGTTCTGACAGCGGCGCGTCACTCTCGAACATGCCCGCCATCACGCGACCTTCACAAGCTGGTTGATGCGCGGGAACAAGCTGCCACCATCCGTCACCACTTCAGCGCGGTACTGGCTGAAACGGGCAATCGTGCCCGTTAGCTCTCCTGCCTCACCCTGCCAGCGCACCATATCGCCAATCGCAAACGGGGCTTCCGTCGCGACGGGCGCGGTATCCAGCATGTGGCGCGGGCGGCTGGTGTCTGGAGTGCGCGCCAGCTTCTCAGCTTCGTAGGCTGCGCGGTGGTGACGGGCATAAGCGGCGTTTCTTGCGCGATAGCTTCTCGTGGACATGGCTAGCTCACCTTCTTGGATACTGTGTTACTATTTCGGAGATTGTTGTCTCCATTCGAGGCAACAAAACGGACTACGTGGGGGCGCAGTTCTTCACCTAGCGCAGCATCGAGTACTTCACGCACTAGATCGGCAACTTTGATACCGCGTGCTGCGGCAACTGCATTTAATGCTTTTTTGTATGGGACATCGCCTCTGAGCGATATAGTCGTTATTTCCATTACTTCCTCCGTTTGTCCCTTATAGTATCCATTTTAAGCTAAAAACTTAAAAAGTCAATAGAATAGAGGTATTGAATAAAGAAGCGTGATATGTCGGCGCGTCAATTCTCGGAGTTGGTTAGAGTGCTGGCAGTTTCAGGAATCAAAAACGCGCCCGGGTTGTCAACGGGCGCGTTTCCTCTAGCTTCACCTCACCAAATAGTACATGTCCCCCGATACTGGGAACGTCGCACCTCCGGCGAAATGTGGACGGGTACAGTTAGCCGACAGCTTCATCAGGTGTCGGTACAACGGGCGATGTAGGCCGTGCGTCTTTGAACAGTTGTTTTAGATATTCCACCACTTCATCATCCAGTTGGTTCGGTGTGCGGGCAGCCAATAACTCAGCAAAGGTGATGAGAATGTCGGCGGGCGCACTCTTTTCGAGGCGTATGTTGGAACGATCCATAATCCAACCGAAGCCCACTACGATACCGCCAATGATGATAATGAATGTCTCGATAGCAATACCGGATGTCGGTTGTTCTACCACCACCACCGGCGGCGTTTCAGGCGCGGGCGTTGGTTCAACCGTGACGATAGCCGTAGGCGCTTCAGTGACTTCCTGCGCGTAGGCTGCATCCACCATAAACAGAATGGCAATGAGCGCGATAAACACAAATATCATCATCCCGACATGGGCTATTGCACGCATTTTTTTATCCCTTCTCGACACTGGTCGCAATTGCCCTTAGCACATCAGCAAGCCACAAGCGCTGCTGTGCATCAGGCAGGTTAATCTCTGGTATCTGAATGAAGCCGTCGGCCTCCGGCGCTTCGGCAAACGTCACAAAATCGCTATGCACGAAGCCCAACGTATTGCCTATCAACACATTTGCCCACTTCCCGTCTACGACCTGTCCAACGTAGCCCACGATGCCCGCGCGCGGAATGAGGGCGATAATGTCAGACGTGGTATTCGGTTGAGCGCGCACGTTGGTACTGGAGGCGGTGGATTTAAGCAGTTGGCGGATCATGAGGCTTCACGACGGTGAGCGCAGGATCGCGCTTGATGTCACCGGGCGTCGGCAAGCTGCTGATGAGTTCAGGCAACCGTGCTTCACCGGAATTGAAGTCGTGTTCGCCGGTGGCTTCTTTGCGAGCGTTCAACAGCGCCAGCGCGTCATTCACCATCCCGCGCACGGTTTCGATAGTCGTTTTCGTGTCTTTCTGGGTGGCGGTGGCAGTGGTTACTTTGGTGTCCAAAACTGCCAGTAGTTCATTCACGTTTTGCAGTTGATTGTTGATCAAGTCGATCCCGGTCTGGAAGTTGTTTTCAGCCACTTCGATGCGCTTTTCAACAACCACAATCGCGCGATCTGCCTGCGCGCTGCTGTTATTTTTGACCGCTTCAGCCTGCGAATTCACGATAGCGACAATCGTTTCGTCGCCTGATTTACTGCTTTCTCGCAAGCCGCGAAACTCCTCACGCGCATCTAAATAGGCTTGACGGTTCAAATCCACCTGTTCCGCCAGCGTATTGAGCGCGCTGGTGAATACGCTGGTCAACGTGGTTTCGCGTTTTTCCTGTCCCCGCGCAATCGAGCGAAACATCAGGCCAATGACCAGCAACACAACAACAAAGCCAATGACGGCGATAAGTCCTAGTGTGGGCAGTTCAACATCTGACAGTTGGTTTAATTGAGTGAGGAATTCTACTGGCATTATTTCCCTTTCTGCTCACGCGGTTCAAGCGCATCAACAGGCACGTCCATTTCGCCCGTCTCAGGCAGCGGCGCTTCGTCGTCATGCTTCTTTAATTCTTCTTCGATAGCTTTCAACACCGCGTCCTGTTTATCCGGCGGTAATTCCTTGAGCGTCGTCACCACGTCCGCAAATTTAGTTCCCCGTGTGTTCACCCGCGCCGCCTCCACCAGACGGGTAATATTCGGCTGCGAATAATCCTTCAAATAATCGGCTATCGTCATGCGCACCGCCTCTTCGTACACGGGAAAAGTGTCAATTTCAGCTTCAATCGCGGCGGCTTCTTCGTCTGTCAATTCAATGATGATTTGCATTTTTCCCTCTTACGTCGCTACGCCATAAAAGCTAATGGTAGAAGCGTCTGTATTGCCGAATGCAAACGGCGCGGCGGCGGTCACTTGAACATTGTAGGCAATTAAGGCAACCGTTGTTGACGATGCATTCACAACCGCGAGGTTGTATTGTGCCGTACCGGTGTCTCTATGCGTTCCACTTCCCGCCGCGAAACTAACAGCCGTCGGCAGACTGTAAAAGAACGCGCCCGTGCCAGGATTTGTGGTAGAGCCAGCCGTAAGACTTATCTGTCCGAAAATGAGATTTCCAGTAATCAGATACGATCCAGTAATCGTGCCATTCCCCAACGTTGGCGCTGTGCCACTGGTTGTCCATGTTGGCGTGTAGGCAATCACCGCGCCCTGATTATGCGATTGCAAACGCCAGCGCTGTGTGGTCGCATCGTACACATAAGTCGCTGTGCCAAAACCCGCCGCCAACGGCGTGTTCATACCCGTAACCGCATTGATCAGGCGATTGGCTGCCGTGCTGCCCGCGTTCTGATGCGCGAGTTCTACATTCCCCGCGCCAACAGAGAAAATCTTTACAATCTGCCCGCCTTTGCCGCTGCCGACCAGCCCGCGTATTGTTGCGGTGCTGGCATTATTCATACGCAGTTCGACAATCGGTGCATCGCCAACATCGAGATTGTCAATGTTGCCCGTCGCGGTGCTGGTCATCTCATAGGTGGCAAGTTCCAGCACATCTTCAATCGTCGCTTTGGCGGTATTCTCGCTGTTCGACACGTCGCCAAACGGGAGATAGTCACCCACAACGGGTGTTACCGGGCTGATGCTGGAAATGTCCAAGTCCGCCGCGCCGACAGAGACTTCACGCCAGCCCCAGATTTGGATGGTTGTTCCCGCCTCAAAGTTGATATCTGTCGTCACTGAGAATTGCAGTCGGGTAATCGCGGCAGTGTTTTCCCACGTCCCTCCTAGAAATAGTATTCCCGACGTAGTTGCGCTATCGCGACGTATCTCTCTCTGGGAGAATTGTTTATATCGAGACGTTCCCGCATAGTTGTAAAAATCAACAGTCACCGTAGATAGGTCATTTGTGCCATTACCAGCAATGCCCGTTAGCGTTCTGGCATCAGCATAAGCACGTAAAGCGTTACCCGTTCCTGATCCACTTCCGTACACAATCAGTTGTTGATAATTCCCTGCCGTAGTGTCGGCGTTAATCGCCATATCAATAGTGCGGTCAGTGGTTGTGCTATTACGTCCCGTAATGCGAACGGTGAGGTCGTTATACCCGGCTACGCCCGATCTTCCGTTAGGGTCAGGCGTATTGGTGTCGAACGTGCCATTACTGCCAAGTGTCAATTCGTAAATCAAAGTGGGCGCATACAACGTCGCCCCGCCGCTTGGGCCGGAAATCCCCGCTACACCACCACCTAAATCAGTAACAGTGAACGCCGGATCAAATTCCATCCCCGTTACGGGTGTCACCGTGGTTGTGCCATCGGTGACGGAGATTGCGCCGCCGCCGCTGCCGCCATTGAACAGGTGGCGACCAAATAGCCATCGGCTTTCATCTGCAAGGTTGTAGGGCGTATCGCCTTCCAGATACTTGTAAAAATCGAGTGTCAAATGCCCGTCGGGAATAGCAATGTCATTGGCGTTTTCCGGCGTGAGTAATTCCGGCAGCATCGCTGTGCCATCATTGGCAACGAGCGTGGGAGAGGTAGCATCAGGGTCGAACGTTATCCTCACCCAACGCCCTTCACCCGATCCCGGCTCACTGCCTGAAATGTCGAGCGCCGCGCTGTCTGGAAAGGAGCGCCATTTTTTCGGGTCGCCATTGGTATCGATATAATCGAATTCCCCTGCCGTGACTTCCATCATGCCCGCTTCAAGCGCACCGGCGCGAATGTACACCCGCCCGGGCTTCAGATTGCGACCGGTCACCCACTCCTGTGACAAATCCCCCGCGCGGCGCGGCGTGGCTTTATTCCCGACCGCCGCCCCGAATTTCTCTTTAGCCAACTGTGAATTGATGCTGTAAATGTCCAGTACCCCGTTCACATACCACAAAAAAACGGGGATATTCACATCGGTATCCACCACCGCGTTTGTCGCTTTGACTGCCGGTCGCAGGTCGTCCTGTGTCACCGCGCCCATACGCACAAAAATCGTGCCAGCTTCGTCACTGGCGACCAGTGTTCCATTCACCCATGCCCCGGTCATGCCGGGAATGAGTGAGGCTTCAAAATCTCGCTGCGCTGCCTGACGGCGTAAGCGTATAATTTCCTCGTAATTCATCATGG